ATGTATTGGACCACGTGGCAGTATCTTCCACCTTATAGAACCACGCCATCCACTAAAAGCCCAAGCGCACCAATGCAACAATATTGTATTACAATAATTATACGGATTATTAGCGCTGTCTAAATCTACTGCACCGGCTACCCTACCGCGGTAATATGGAAACATACTCAATCTACCACATCTGATTTTCGGCTGTTGTGTTAAAGAACCCATAGTATTCCATAAATTGTACCTTTTAAGCATAGTGCGGAAAGAAGTAATAGACTCTCCGGTAAACACCTTGTTTATGTCTGAATTATCGGACATAGTAGGTCCCAATTTTTCCGCGTGCATCTGTTGCGGCGCTGATGGTTCTTCAGTATTCTGACTTTCAGATACTAACTTTCCTTCATACCCAGACTGCGGTTGTAATGTGGGCTTGCACGTAAAATACTGGAAATGATCGTCAGGAACAAAAACTTCAAAATCATCGCCCATTGATACAAAGACATTAATCTCAATATCATTGGATTGGACTGAATTGGGTGTAGTCAATTCATTAACAACGAAAACCCCAACAACACCGTTACTACGTGGATACGAAGGAGGTGCTGTATATGGAGTAGTGCTATACATAGTATTAATTGACTCCTTACCGGGTTTTACGTGTTCCAATAAGGTTATAGGTTGACCATTTGCTATTTCAACTGTAAAATCAGTCTTGTCAGCAATATCAATTATTGATAAATAATTAGTGTTATACTCATTGCTTTTAAAATAATTGGGGTCATAAACAACCTTAAGTCGTCCTTTATGAAACGCCGAACATACTATTTGAAATCTAAATTTCATAGTACCGGTCCAATACTTAAAAGGTAAAGCTGCCATAGCACAAGCTGGAAAATGATATGTAGTGGGAGGACCCGAGTTTTGCGCCCAAATGCAAGGATCAACTCTTGCATTCCATAAAAGAGTTTCTGGAGCAGTACCAATGTTCCAAGAAAAAGTTGTCAAATAACTCTCTCTCTTGGCTATCTCTTTGATATTAAGAGAATCTACCCCATTGAGACCAGCTATTCGTGGATCAATAGATAATTCCTGTTTTGCATCAACTGACATTTTTGATGGGCCATCCCCAGTATTAGTCATCGCTAACGAAGACGCTGTATAAGGTTTATATGGATCAGGATTTTTGACTACAGGTGGTCTGCAATAACCAAACATTTTCGCTATAGCTGCTGTAGTGCTGGCTGCCATTTCGGTAGCTTGCGCAAACGGAGCAATGTATGGTACCTTAGTTAAAGCGCCTGCCGCTTTAGCTATGGCTGTAGCAGGTCCCGATACTATGCCTTCTTTGTTAACTTCGTCGACCTCTTTACCAGATTGTGGTAAAATGTCATCACATTCTGCAGAAGTCAACACAGACATCTCAACATCCTCTGCCCAAGCAAATACTGATATGGTGACCAAATCAGTGGCACCATTCGCATGCTTAAGTGGATTCAAACTGCGAAAATACAATTGTCCCAACGCGCTCCATTGTGAATAAGGTATGGAACAATAATTCATGTAATTAAAGAATGGTAAAACAAGCTCACCACCCTGAGATGTGGTGGGATCTAAGAAAACTCTTGGTTGTTGCGAAGCTTGAACCAAATCTTGTCTTATCAACGCCGCATTTGATGATAATGTATCATAAATATCAAATGGGAGATAACTCACCATTGCTCTTCCATACTGAAATCCATTGCCATTAATCACAATTTTTACATGCAATTTTGCTCTCATAATGTTATAATTAGACAATCTATTTGTAACACGTGGATTTCCAAAATACAACGACCAAGGATTAATATCAAAACTAAGATTGGAATTAACCCCCCATTCATGCGTTGCTATCTTAATTGGTCGAGAAAAGAAATTCTGCAAAGTTGCATCGTTTGAATCCTGCAATTTTCTTGTGGGATCAATTACCGATTCAACAGAGTACAAATAAGGATCAATTTGGTCTGAAAACTTTACGTTTTCCTGTTTCTGATCGCCAGATACACGCATAATGCGATTATCACCCGTTGTACCATCAGTATTATTCTCCATACCAGATTGAGGCATCAAAATTCCCCTGCGATGAGTCTTTCGATTGTCATCAAAATGCACACGCTTAGGAAATATACTAGATTTCATACTCGTATCACTATCAATCGAATTGTCTTCACTGCACCCTGTGTTGTCCTTACCAACCCTAGGCTGGTTACCAGCGCCAACACCAACACTGGCATTTTCAAAAATATTTAATTTACATTTACAATTATTACCAATCTATTATGTACAAGTTATAGAGGCGATTAACTCATATAACTAGGTGTATTTACAGTGGGCACGGAGAACCCATCTCTCGATTCCCCTTTAGGGACCGTTAACATATGCAAAGCCTACGAATAAAATATAAAAATACACAAATATAAATATACACGCGGTATCCATATACATACATCAATTTTGCTAACCATCAGATTTGAAACTGGGTCGGATTTATAGTCTCCGAAGTGACTCTACTAATATACAAAATGATACAGAACGACCCTGCCTAAAGGCAGGGGCGGTCTGCACCATAAGTGGCGACCCAGTCACCAACTCTATCGTTGTAACTGAGGTCTAAACCTGTGCACATATGAGATATGCCAGCACGATTTGCGACTTCTTTCATCAATAATCGTTGTTTCTCATATTTGTCCTCCCCGTGATTAAACCATTCACGAAGGGCACCATCAATATTGATTGCACAGGCGTGCTCTTCTGTTAGTGGACTATTTTTACCCCTCATAAAACAATGAAGAGATTTGTATATTGATTTATCTAATAGCGCACCCAGATGAACACCAAGTTTCGGATGCCATACACTGCTTCGTTTGAGAAATTCGAATTCTTCTAAAGGCAAGAAATCTAATAATTCTGATTCCTTGTCAGGCATAGTGTATACTTGCCCATATTGCGCAAGAAATTTCGAACAGCCCTTAATAGTGAATTTATGTATGTCATCCCTAACAGAACCAATGTTATCATCTCCGTAGGTCATTGCAGCCACACAATCACGAAACTTTAATCTATTCTCAAATGATTCCGGTGAATATTGAGAATACAAAAAGCAACGTAGATTTAATGAGCCACAAATACCATTAATGATAACGGTCAATGAATTACCACTAATGTGTGTGCCTTCTGTTAAGCCAATTAGATCTCCATTAAAAGCTATATAAGCGAAAACAATATCGCCAGCCATAGCTTCCATAATATCACAATCTTCTTGCTTATAATCACACACACGAGCAAAATCTATGAGGATACGAAGAGCGGCAAAAATTAATTGTGATGGTAATTTTTGGTCGTATTTCCCATAATCACCACCAAATAATCTCTTATCACCAAACTTCATAACGTGCTCATGGAATTGTTGCCATTCAGGTCCGTGCGAGTTGATACCAACAGCGCATTCAGATACAAGTGGATTCATTTGTAGAACACGAAGCAAAGGTAAATAATATTTACGAATAAGATATGTTAAAGATAATGCATTCCCATAAAAGATGCGACACTTCTCTTTAGTAAGAATCTCATCCTTCTTGCACGCTTTGGCAATAGGATACCCTCTTTCACCGCGCCGATAACAATCTTCGACACGCTTAATCTCATCCATCAATTCCTTCTCTAACTCCCTATTATTAGGCCATTCTTCAGTGGGTTCTAATTCAATTACATGGTCACGTTTTGGTCCTGTAAGTGGAAAACCCACAGAAGTATCTAACTTAATAGCATCCATAAACTTCTTACCCGGAATACCACACAAATTTTCATGATCAGATAAAGGGCGCGCATCACGCCACAATTTTGACTTGAAAATTTCAAGTAATGGTTCCTTGTAATCCTTTATTGCTATCTCCAATAGATCATGAGGGTAAGGGTGGGCAGGCACAGCCAAATTGGCTAAACACGTTTGCCATCCATACCAATCAGGATTCAATTTTGGACCACGATAGATATTTGGAACACCACATACATCCAAAATATGTGGACTAATAGGAGTCACTTTAACATCACTTTTCGTTACAGCTCGCCCTGGACATGACCCATAATACTCAATCTGAGAATTTTCCGGCAAATAATTCAATGCACTCTTCTTATGAAGAGGTTCATTACGCAATACTTGAACACCTAATACAGTTGTTTCAAATTTCCCTGCTTCACCAGACAAGATGACACCTTCCATCTTACGCAATTCAGCAAATGCCGTGAATAATTCCTGCTGTGTAATACTACCATAAACACCAACTGGTGTATTTGCCGTACCACCTAAATGGACACCAAGTATCACACTACCATTAGTGTCCGATACTAATGTAGCACCACACAATCCATCAAAAGTATTAATGGTCAAATTCTTATATGCTCCTCCCTTAAACGATTTCCACGTACTCACAATACCAGGTACTGTGATGCCTTTAGCGACAATCATTTCACCATCTTTCTTTCTCCAACGCATGCGGAAAGGTACAGATGGCATCTCTTCAGTTGGAAAGAAGTTAACTAAATTCTTGAATGAACCCCCATTTGGAATATAGCAAACTCTTAAATCTGAATTGGGAATCAAATGAGTATATTTGATATGAACACGGGCGGTAAATTTACCTCCAGTAGCATTTGGATTTCTCTTACGAAACGTGCAGTCAAGTTGATCTCCAAATTCATTAAAATAATGATCTGGTATCAATATGACATTAGATGATAACATAAGGCCATTAACCATACCGTTACCATCGCTCCTATGTATAGAACCATACAATAGAGCTTTATCAACGATATTGTCCAAGTGGTCAACGGACATACGCTTTGATATCTCAGTCAAAGGTAATTCACGCTTAACCACATCAGTCCAAACATTAATATCCTCATCACGTTCTTGAATCTCTTGCTCGGTTTTAGGTTCCAATGAACCTTGAATAGATTGCTCATTAGCTCTATATGACCTATAAGCTCTCGCCAAACCGTATAGAGCAGCAATACCGATGGAAAAACCACAAATGTACTTTGCATATTTTTCACGATACCTACGGAGAATTGGTGCGATCTCCCAATTTCTCTTACGTAGATCCTCGTAGAGCTCTTGCTCGACGCGATCTACCAATTGTCGTTGGACTCGCAAATACTGTAATACACTTACAAAGGACAAGATAATAATATTATGTAATCCAAACATAAAGAAAATGCAGCACAAACTAAAAAGTAACGTCCAAAGAAGACGTTTGCTTTCTTTTTCATACTGCAACTGTATCTTGTCCTGGTATAACCACCTGAACACAGAAG